TATCCTCCTAGTTAATTCCACATAGTCTCTAGGCCGTCGACTATACGCGTCTATGTAGAATATAATTTATGTATAGTGATTAATTTATATATGAAATTATTAAAAAGTGCAAGAAATCCCTACGAAGAAATATAGATTTCAACGATGTATTAGTCCTTAATTAACCAGCATAAAGATGGATTTCACCATCTTTAGGATTGCTATGGACTTGCTCTTCCTGTTTTCTAATGATTGATCGAATTACTGTTTTGATCTCATCACCTAAAACAGACATTTCTGGTGTTATCTGTCCTTTATTTTCAAGAAATAACTCGTTCCATCTAGACTCGAGTTTGAGTTTCTTGGCGAACAGTACCATGTTGTCCTGAGCCATTATAAACCTCCTCATAGGTTATATAAAAATCATTTGCAGTACTATTATATTGCAAATCATTTTTTTCCCAATCTATATCAGATTTTCCTAGAAAGTCAATGATATGAGGATGTAGCTCTTCGACAGCATTTATTTCTTTATCGCTTTCAATGTCAAACTTTGTTTGAAGGTATTTAGTAAAGATTTTAATTAAATATTTATATTTCATAAGTTTCTCTTTCTATCAAAAAAGAAGGGGCCCATCAAGGGCCCCTTCAAAAGAATTAACACTCGAAAGTATTAAGCACCTTCAACACCGAAGATACCTCTAGGGTCAGATACACCAAATGAGTATCTTTCTCTAGCTTTGTATCTCATGTTACCAGTATCGAAGTCACCTTCCATCTTAGTAGAAATAGGTGATCTTTCGAAATACTTCATACCATTTGGCACGTCTGTAATGATGTAGAACGCATCAGTGTCTGTTAGGAAGTTGTTAACCACATAACCTTGTGGAATCATTCCCATAGAACCAATTGCATTGATATCATTATCAGCAGTTCCAACTCTTTGTGCAGACTTCATTAATCTCTCTGCTGTGAATTGTAATTCACTTGGAATAATCATTTTCATTCCTTTAGCAGCGATCTTAAGACCTCTCTCATCAGTCATCGCAGCAATGTCGATTAAAGACTGCTCAAGAGAAGTTTCGTTTAAGTCAGCTTGAGTAGTTAAAGTGTTTTTGTAACTACCAGCAATTGTTGGGTGAGCTATGTTAAATAAAGAAACACCGTCACCTGAATCAAAAGCATCAGTAGTTGGTAATCCTTGAATTAAAGGATTAACAGCTTTAACTTGTTTTGTTTGTGCCATTGAACGAGCTAACGCTTTTGTATATCTTGAAGACAATCTGTCATACAAGTTATCTTCAATCGCTTCTTCAGTGATTGAGAACGCTAAAGCTACAGTCTCGTGAGTGTATCTAGCTGTGAAAGTCTCTTGAGCATTGTCAAAAGTCACACCAGAACCCTCAGGTTTAACCTGTGCTTGAGCGAAACCTGATAACATCACTTCTTCTTCAAAAGCTCTGTCCGAAGTTTCCTTCGTATAGATTTGCTCGTGTTGGTTTTCGTATTGTTTGTACTCCAGGCCAAATAAAGCATTTAAACCTGGCTCTAGTTCTTTAACTAGTTGTGATCTACTTATCGCCATAATTTACTCCTTATAGTACGCCTGTTGTAGTTTTTAAGTAGTGAGTGTTAATAGTAACGACTAGATTAACATTGGCACTTGCAGTGTCACTGTTTTCTGGGTCCTTACTAATTCCCATTACTCTTAACTGTAGATTGTTAGTTGTATCCAAAGTACCTTTTGCAAGCTCTGATTTAGAAACATAGTTTGCAGAACTTCCAGCTAAGTAAGTGATGTTTGCGTTTGTGAAAACATCAGCTTGGTTTGCTGTAGAGTCACATTGGATTTCGAACCTTTGATAAGGATCGTCAGCCACAAAAGCAACTGTGTCAGCAGCAGCAATGCTGCCAGCATAGTGATTTGCCCATGTTGGCTTTTGAGTTGATGGATCAGTGTAGAAAACACCGTTTAGTGAACCTGCTAAATTTGCAGCACCGGCAGCTGCCACATCTACAGTTCCAGCAGCAGTTACTTTAACTAAGTCCTGGAAATAGATAGCTGTACTATCATTGTTAGTAATAGAGTATTCACTTAACCCGCCGTTATCAGCGTTCTGACCCACTTTGCCTATTGGTTTTAAACCAAAAGCAGCGTCTTTGTTTGCCATAGTTTTACTCCTATTATTTTAATTTATTTTGTTGGTTTAGAAATTGTTAATAAACTATTTCTTAGTACCACCAAAAGTTACACGTGTCTGTCGATCAACATTGATCGGCATACTTGGGTGCTGTTCCTTCATGAGATCGTTTTCAACTGCTTGATCTTGCTCTCTACCTTGCTCTGCATAGTATTGAGCTCTAGACTGCGCAATCTCTTCCGGTACCCTTGTCAGCACAAGGCCACCAACTCCGATCACTCCCGCGTATTTACCTTCTCCAATGACTGGGTAATCTGAATCTGGGTATTCATCAGCACGAACCATTTCGTAACCTGATCTTAATCTTCCAGATACGTTTTTTGTATCTTGGAAACCCATAGATTCTATTCTCACCCATCTATGTCGAAACCCATTAGGGGCCGGGGGTGCATCTAAAGATGACGGTGGAGTCCAGACTTTTTTTCGAGCTTCTTTTTCTCTAGTCTGACTCGCACGAGAAGCTCTGTTTTCGTTTTCATTACTCATATGCTTTTACTCCTTCGTGATTAAATTTAATTGTTTCGCATATTCTTCAAGTGGCACACCTAATTTATTAGCAATTGCTACCTGTGACGGTGTGAGTCGTACAGATTTGCGACCAGGTTTACTACTTCTGTTAGCCGAAGCTACAACTTGAGTAGGTTTCTTAGTCGTATTTGTATCTACACTACCAAATTTATGCGGGAATTCAAGCTTTATTCTTTTATCAATTTCAGAATAATACTCGTCCGATTGAGGGTCATAACCTTCCTCTTCAACCAGCTTTTTATGCAGGCTAAATGCGGTATAAGTCATGGCCTCGTCCTGACCAAACCAGGTGTTCTTATTTGCCCATTGTTGAGCTTTAGGATCTGGATTGATCGGTTGTTCCTGAGTTTGAGCAGGTTGATATTGAGGTTGTTTCACCTCAGTTTCTTGTGCTTTCGACTCAGTCTGCTTAGATTTAATTTCAGAAAGTTTTGCTTCTTCATAACCTAATCTTGAGATTTCAGTTTGAGCAGCGATTTCTGATTTTAAATCTCCATCTTCTCTTGCTTTTGCCAATTTAGCGACAGCAGCTTCCATAGAAGATTTTATTCTATTTTCCATTTCAGATACATAACCTGTATCTAATTTGGTAAATCTAGATTTAAGAGATTCTTGCTCAGCTTGAACTTTTTTTGCGTATGCTAAAGCAGCTTCTTCTCTTCTTTCAGCCTCACGCATTTTTCTAGTCAGCTTTGCTATTCTTCTCTTAACTCCTTCAGAATAATCTTCTAACTCTTTTTTCTTCTCATCTTCTGTTTCTTCTGCTTTCTTTTCTGTTCCTTGGTCCGTGGTTGTGTCTGCTTGAACAGTAGACTGCTCATCAGATTTCTCAGTTGAGTCATTGGACTCAACACTGTCTTTGTCAGTGTCATTTGATACCTCTATATTTGATTCAGATGTTTGTTCCTCCGGTAATTCAACCTCGGCACCTGGACCAGATGTATCTATGTCAACTGTTTTTTCTTCTGCGTTTTGCATAGTATGCTCCTATGTTAGAATTGGTGGAAAATATCTTCGGGGTTTTCCACTGTGGCTAATACTTCATCGTCATTTAAAAGTCTAACCTCCCCGCCTTCTATTTGGATTCTGCTTCCCGCATAACGCGCAAAGATTACCCAATCCCCCTTCTTGCACCAAGGACCTTCAGGAAATTTTTCCTTATCATAACAATGAGGTCCCATGGATAGAACGAGTCCACAAGTTGAAGCAACTTGTGATCTTTCAATAGACTCATCAGCCAAATAAATTCCACCTTTAGTTTTTGCTTTTGCTTTAAAAGGTAAAACTAAAAGTCTCCAACCAGTTGGTTGTGGAAGTTTACTAGACTCTTTGTCTTTTATTGAATTATGTTTATCAACAGCTTCATCAGCTTTTTTATTTTCTTCGTTGTATTTTTCTTCAAGCGCTAATTTAATCTTTGGGCTTTCCGAAGTCGACGACGTTTTCTGGTCTTTCAGTTTCATGTTTTTTATCCTCCTTTGGATTTAGCAGGTTTGAAATCTCCTGATCGATTAATTGATAGGCATGTGCCTGTCCTAAAAGATATCTATAACTTTCCATATCTTTTACCCCTCCAGCAACCATAGTATCACCTATTTGCTGATATGAAGTTCTTAAATTTTTTCTGAGTTTAGTTACGAAACCTTCGTAAGTGAGTTGTTCTGCCATTTAACATTTCCATCTTCTGCGAGCCTGTCTAAGTCTTGAATTTGGATCTTTCGCAGCTGAAGGAAATTTTTTCATTTGGCCAGCACTTCTAGCACAAAATGATTTACGTCGATTAGCAGCTTTTGATCCTGGTTTGACTTTTCCAGTGACCGCTGTTTTTAATTTAGATCCAGGGTTTTCACGTCTGTATCTTGCAACACCCGCCTTCGTCATACCAGCACCAGATTTAGTTGGTCTGAAATATTTCTTAGAACGTGGTGGTTGTTTATCAGGTTTTCTTGCCATAATAAAGTCTATTATTAACTTCTTTTTGATTTTTTTGCAAACGTTTTTACGTTTGTAGGTTTAGGACCTGTATTACCCGCAGCTCTTTTTCGTCTGACAGCACTCGCCTTTTGCGAACTTGTCATCCGTGTGGCTTTTGCAAGTGGTACGCATTTTGGATATTTCCTTTTGCTCCCCTTCTGTCTTCCGCATGGTTGATACTTGCCGTTCTTCTTCGGTGCTCCAATGTCCACCCATTTCTCGTCCAACCATTTCTTTAGACCGC